TCCCATATTAATCGTGGTGTTAATGCCGTAGAGGTAAAACGAGGAATGGATTATGCAACTAAAGATGTTGTAAATTATCTTCGTGATGTATTAACAGAAGATATTTCATCTGAAGATCAACTTGAACAAGTTGCCACTATTTCAGCTAATAATGACCCTGAAGTTGGAAAATTAATTGCTACCGCAATTGAAAAAGTAGGACGTGATGGAGTAGTTCACATTGAAGAATCTAAATCAGGTGAAACCTATCTTGAAACTGTTGAAGGTATGCAATTTGACAGAGGTTATAAATCACATTATTTTGTTACAGATAATAATACAATGTCTTGTACATTAGATAATCCTTATATTCTAATTGCAGATCACCGTTTTACTCAAGTAAAAGAATTGTTGCCTATTTTAGAAAGTGTTTCAAATACAAATCGTTCTCTTTTGATCATTGCTGATGACATTGATAATGAAGCTTTAGCAACTTTAATTGTAAATAAAGCACGAGGTACACTAAAAGTAGCTGCTGTTAAAGCACCTGAATTTGGAGATCGTAAAAAACTTGTTCTTGAAGATATTGCCACTTTAACAGGAGGCCAGGTATTTAATAAAGAACGAGGTATGAAACTTGAAAAATTCAGTTGGGATTGGTTTGGTGAAGCTCGTACAGTTACAATTTCTAAAGACCAAACAACAATTGTTGACGGTAAAGGAGAAGTTAAAGATATTGAATCACGAGTTGAAGAATTACAAAATCAAATTGATAACGCAGCTTCTCCATTTGAACGAGAAAAACTACAAGACCGTTTAGGTCGAATGGTTGGAGGTGTTTCTATTATTCATGTAGGTGGTTATAATGAAACTGAAATGAATGAAAAGAAAGATCGAGTAGATGATGCTTTAAATGCTACAAAAGCAGCACTAGAAGAAGGTATTGTGCCTGGTGGTGGTTCTGCTTTATTATATGCAAGTCAACATATAGTTGAAGATGAAGATGATTCTGTTGATTTTAATATTGGTGTTAATATTGTAAGGTCAGCTTGTTACAGACCACTTAAACAAATTATGTCTAATGCTGGTTTTGAAACTAAGGACGTTTACCAAACTATTAATGATCTTCTTAGTAGTAATGATAACTGGTTAGGGTTAAATGTTTCTAAAAACGAAAACGTTAACATGAAAGAACATGGGATTATTGATCCTACAAAGGTTACTAGAACAGCTTTGGAAAATGCAACATCAGTTGCGGGAACAGTTTTATTAACAGAATGTGTGGTTGTAGAAGAACCTGCTAAGGAAGAAGCTGCACCTGGATTAAATGGTATGTTTTAATGGATTCACGAACTGAACAAGTTGAGACTCCAGTGTTAATTGCAACACGAGTACCTCCGGGAGATAAATGGGAATTAGTTAATGATGCATATGAAGCAGTTCATCCATCACTAACAGATGCACTTGAAGCTTACTTCCAAGCAACGGGATTTAAGGGGGACTATAAATTAGCCCCCTTAGATTCTAAATTATATGCCCTACATACTGAAGAAGTAGAAATTAAACAACCTGAAGAGAAAATATACGGCCTATTTGGAGAATTTAGACAGGGTATTTAGATTCACGGTACAGAAAAAGTTATGTCAAATATATTACTGAACGAGAAATATCGCCCTCAAACCTTAGATACTTTTGTGGGAAATGAAAATGTTAAATCAACAATTTCTCAGTATCTAGATTCTAATGATATCCAAAATTTCATATTTTATGGTCCTGCAGGTTCAGGTAAAACTACACTTGCTAAAATAATAGTTAAAAACCTTGACTGTGACTACTTATACATTAATAGTAGTGATGAACGGGGCATTGAAACGATTAGAAATAAGGTTGTAGATTTTGCTAGTGTTGCTTCATTTAAATCTATTAAAGTTATTATCTTGGATGAAGCAGATTTCCTAACTATCCAAGCACAAGCATCTCTCCGGAATATTATTGAAACATTTTCTCAATCCACACGTTTTATTATGACGTGTAATTTTATTGAGAGAATAATTGACCCACTCCAATCTAGATGTCAAGTACTTAAGATTGTCCCCCAATCTAAAAAAGAAATCGCCCAACACGTTTCTAATATTCTAGAACAGGAAAATGTTTCCTTTGAATTAGAAGATTTAGCAACTATTATCAATAAACACCACCCAGATCTTAGAAAGATATTAAATACAATTCAATTCTCAGTTCAGGATGGACAATTATCACCTGATAAAGATGTGTTAGTTGCTACTAATTACATTAAAGAAGTACTTAAACACTTAAAAGGTACAAAACCTAGCTTTAAAGATATTAGACAAATTATTGCTAATTCAGGTGTAAATGATTATGAGGAACTATTTAGAGCCCTGTTTGATCATGCATCTTTATATGCACCCGAATTAGAAGGATCTATTGCAGTTGTACTAAATGAACATTTATACCAAGCTAATTTTAGGATTGATAAAGAAATTAATATTATGTCTGCAATAGCTAAAATTATAGAATTAAAAAAATCAAACACAATTATTTAACAAAACCCCAATTTTATGCAAACCCCTCAAGCAGGTCAACCACAAATGAATATTGACCTTAAAAACACAGAAGCAATTACTAATTCCGAAGATGGAGTTGTTTTTCAACAAGGATTTATCCTCCGTAAAGTATCTAAATTTGTAGCAGGTACAGATGAAGATGCCCTATTACCTATTCCAGTTTTCTTTGACCCTACAACTCAGAAAATTGTTGGACAAGCACTTCATCCAGATTTACGTGAAGAACTAGCTGAATACTGCGTATGAACATCTGGGATTGGTTAACCCAAATTACTTATGAAAAGTCCCATCCTGATTCGTTTTCGGATCAGGATTGGGAGTCTTTTAATAGCTACATGATCCACCGATTTATTTCAATGAATCCCTATTATGTAGAAGTAGCTAACCAAATCCAAACTGTTTTACCAACAGAAAAGAAACAGATTTACACCATTTATAGAGAATTAATCCCTAAACGTAAATTATTTCTAAAATATATTAAAAATACAGGAGATAAATTTAACAACGATTTAATGGAATTATTATCATCTCATTATGAATGTTCTAAATCTGAAGCTAAAGAATATTTTAATATCTTAGGTAAAAAAGGAGTTAGAGAGCTCCTGGGAAGAATGGGATATGAAAAGAAAGAAATTACCAAGTTATTAAAGGCTTAAGATGGCCAAGAAGAAAAAAATACCTAGTATAATAAAAGAAATTCAAAATTTTGAATTACCTGAGATTAATTATGCTTATCAAAAAAATATCTCATACTCTCAGACTTCTATGTACCATGAGTGTCCTAAAAAATGGTCATTAAGGTATAAGGAAGGATATAAGGTGTTTTCTTCTAGTATTCACACTATCTTTGGAACTGCATTACATGAGGCTTTACAACATTACATGACTACAATGTTTGAAGTATCTGGGGCAGCAGCTGATAGAGAAGATACTGTTGAAATATTTGAAAATTCATTTAGAGAAAACTATATAAAAGAACTCAAATCTAATAATAATAAACATTTCACAACACCAGATGAAATGAGAGAATTTTATGAGGATGGAGTTAATATTATAGAATTTTTTAAGAAACGTAGGAAAAAATATTTTACTAAAAGAGATAAGTATCTGGTAGGGTGCGAAGTTCCAATTATAATCCAACCCAACAAAAAACTAAATAATGTTATGTATGTAGGTTATTTAGATTTAGTTTTATATGATGAATGGGAAGATAAATTTTACATTTATGATATTAAAACATCTACTAGGGGGTGGGGTGATTGGGCTAAAAAAGATGAAGCAAAACAATTTCAGTTAATTTTATATAAAAAGTTTTTTTCGGAGCAATATGGGATTCCATTAGAGAAAATTAATATTGAATTTTTTATTGTTAAACGAAAAGTGCCTGAATTTTCTGATTTTGCTATTTCTAGAATTCAAACTTTTACTCCAGCTTCAGGTAAGATTAAGTTAAAAAAAGCTAGTA